GCACTTTTTTACTATTTCGGCTCGCATCTTCCAATACCAACATCCCGCGCCTGACAAACTCTAAGGAGTTACTCATGCCCACGTTCTTACCCCCGTTAAATTCATGGACAGCTACTTGGAACTCTGTAAGTGACCCCTGCCATGTGGGGTATGTATAATATTCCCGTGCCCGCTTCACGAAGAACTCGACCAGTTCCGCGATGCTGGATCGGCTTGAGTTGTCGTATGCAGCACTGGCTATTGTCTTGTCGATGTATGAGACAACCCCGAAGCGTGAAGCTCCTTGCACTTCTTTCGGGACTTCCCAATCCAGCAGCCACTTGGCAAAGTGAGGTAGCTCGTTCTTTATAATCCCCTCAAGTTCCACGTTGGACGGGAACTTACTCATCGATTCCTTACTAATTTGCAACGCCATGAGCTTGTCCCTGTTAGATGAGTCCAGTGCGGGGATCACACTCAGGCTGTTAGCGTCCATGTTCAGCGACATGATTATTCTCCCACACCAAGGCAGACTCACCTCGTCGCAATACTTAGCCTGATAAGTTATGTGTGGGTTAGCCACGCATTTCTTAATCATCTCTGTAGCTTTCCTTTGTTCAGTGAATGACGCAGCCGATGTGGTGTCGTCAATACACCACGCGGCTACACGGGCTAAGTCCTTGTTGAAGCTCGTTTGACCTGACACATAGTCACTGGCATTAGCCCAACCCCCGACCAGAGCAGCGATGACCCTGTTTGATAGCAGTGTTTTCCCTTTGTTTGTAGGGCCGACTAAAAGCAGTGCTTGTCCCTGTGCTGCTTCCTTGTCCAGAAGTGCGGTGTAGAACCGTTTAAGCCACGCATAGAAGTATTCGATAGTTGGGGTGTCCCCATTTATGAACATCCCGCTCATCCATTTATTCAGGAAAGGCCACAACGATGGGTCGCCGTCATCCGCTGGCTGCACTGGAGTCAGGTTGGCACTATTCAGGATACGGTGGCTGTTGTAAGAGACTACGCGCTCATCGCTAAAGATGACGGGGGCGATCTCGTCAATTCTGTTGTCGTTGCATATACTGAGTATAGCGTTCTCCACTTCGGACAGGGGTTGCCCCTTCTTTGGCTTTGGGGAGAACCCCGCCTTACGGAGTTCCATGACCACCTGTTCTCTTGGGATTTGTTGCGCTGTTCCAAACAAGAGCTTGTAGTAATACTTTCCGTTGAACCAGTAGTTGTCTATAAGCCCCCCTATCTTTTTCGTTTCATAGTCCTCTACGAATTGCTTACCCAGAATTTCCCGCCATGTGACGAAGCCTTTACCCGCTCTGTCAGAGTAACATACCATCCCGTCCTCCGTGACTTGGCACCCTTCTCTGTCAATACCATCATCAATCCAGAATAACGGCCCCCGACTACCTATGGTAAACTCCTCTTCCCAGCGATCAGGGAACCGCTTCAAGACTTCCTCTGCCACCTCTTCGATTGGGATGGAAGTTTCTACCGCTTGTGGCGGTTTATCCATCGCTGCTTTCAGCAATATTGTTTGGTAGGTAGCTTCCGGTAGTGGGTCACCTACCTTGATCCACTCTTCCCCAAGCTCGAAGTATTGGTTAGACTTTAAGGATGCGGTGTCGAATCCCGCAAACAACCTGTCTAGGCTAAGATAAGCTGCCATACGTTTCATAAACGTAGGGAACATTTCCGGTGTGATGGGCATACGGGACGAGAACTCCCACACTAGCCGCAGATATCCTGACTCTGTCCTGCTTCGCCATGTAGGGAGCAGCCCTTTACATTGTGCAGCAATAATTTTGTCAATCACATCCCAATCGACAGGGGCATCGTAGTCTGCGACAATTCCGTGGATTGCATTGGGTGGGTTCTCCGATGTAATTCTTACCGAAGGATTGTCCCCCTCGACCATGCTGTAGAACACATGATCTGTGCCCACATCAGCGCACCATTCCCTAAACTCTGCTTTTAAGGAGAACTTTGGTTTCTGTTTCCCCAGCCCCGCTATGTTGGGGGACTTGTGGATTTTCTTTTCCTTTAGGTTTCTCAGGTAGTGGTAGTTCATTTCTCGTAACGGGTTAATATTTTACCCTCCCCTTCAAGCGGGATGTCAGGTAGCCATAGGGGAGGGGTTTTCATAGCGGCAATTACATCGCCCAAAACTTCTTCCGCGTCATCTTTATTTGCTTCAATGACTACTTCGTCATGGACATGGACGATTGTTTTTAGTCCTTTCTTCTCCAGCCGTAGCATGATGTCGGCAAATACATCTCGCGCCAGTGCCTGTGAGACGTTTTCCGCTAGTAAACCCCCGTAAAGTTTTACGGGGATTCGTCTCGCTCCCTTGGTGATCATGGCTATGTAGTTTCGTCTCCCGTGCTGCATGGCAGTTTTGATCATCCCGTAATTGAGGGTGCGCCCTGACGGGAGTTCCAAGGTAAACTCTGAGCAGGTAGCGTAGGCTGTGTGCAACTTTCTTTGCAGGCTGTTCCACAACCATATTACCTTCTTCATCTTGTTGCGGTAGAGGTTCACTGCGTGTGTAGCCTCCTCTAGAGACATATCCGCTATCATTGCAAACTTCTTGGCACTCGCGCCATACCCGCACCCCAGCACCATTGTCTTTACCAGATGGCGCAGCTTGGGGTCTTCTTTTTTTAGCACTCCCTTACTCTTATCCCATAGTTGGAAGCGGATACCGAAGGCTTCATAGATGTCGTCGGACTCCCGAATTTCCTGTAGTGTGTCTGTGTCCCCCGCTAGGTAGCAGAGGGTGCGGACTTCGATTTGCGATAAGTCTGCCACGACCAGCCGTTTCTCAGGGGGAGTAGCTATCAGGCTGCGGAGGTTTACCCCGAACATTTCTTTCCTTGGCAGGTTCTGTAGGTTCAGGTTACCCCCGCCCCCGCTGAACCTTCCCGTGTGCGCTCCGAAATACATAATACCACCGTAGTAGCGGCTGTCTTTCATCGTCGCGTAGTCGAAGGATTCGAGCTTACGTTTAAGTGCGTTGATCCTGCGGAAGTCCCGCACCCCGTGAATCCATGCGTGTTTCTCTCCATGCTTCTTAATCCATTCATTAGCTTCGTCGTCTGTGAGCGCGAGGCTAACTGGGGGTTCCAGCCCCAGCTTTCGGCACTCATCGTTGAATGCTTTTCTGGATAGAGTGGGGGCATCCCCCGCCCACGGGATTGAGTTTTCTACATCGAACAGCCGTTGAGCTATAGACTCACGTTGCTTCTTTAAAAGTTTTGTATCTATGGGGATTCCTCGTTGAGCGCACCTACGGTTCGCCACGCTAATTTCCCTCTCTTGTGCAGGCCACTTATCCTTTAGGGCTTCCCATAGGCGTAGGCATAATACAGAATCCTTGAGCGCGTAGTCTGTAACGTCCTTCTTGAACTCGTCACTCATGTCCTCCCACCGCTTACCCCTCATGTTATCGCGGACGGTTTTGGATACGTCGAGGTCGAACAGTTCTGCTGTGGAGTTCTTGAGTGAACGAGGCAACCCGCAATAGGCCACAAGGTCAGCAGTGCAGTGCCATTCAGCAGGCTCCACTTTTGCCCACCAGCCTTTCTCTACCCCGAACAGGTAGAGGGTTTCATCGAATGATGCGTTGTGGGACAGGACTCTGTGCCCCGCGATGATTTCCCAATCAAAGTCTTTTGGGTGCCCTACAAATTCTGTGCCCTCGTCGCCCACAACTGAAACCATGTAGGCATCGAAGTCGGCGTGGGAGAAGTATCCCAAGGTGCCAAGGGTTTTTATACTACACGACTTGTCGTAGTATGTCTCATAGTCCAGCGCGAATGTGTGCATAATGGTAGGGTGCCCGCCCGTGCTTCCAGTGGCTACCATTCCACTTTCCGCACGGGCAGGACTTACTTAGGCAGGCGCAATTGCTTAATTGCCTAACCTAAGAATTGTTACTTAGCGTCCTCGACAATTTCGAGGTTCAGTTGATCACCATCGATGGCAGCGCGGAAGGCTTCAGCCAGCACGAGCATACGCTCGCGGGAGGCATTCATTTCTCCCACCTTTTCGGTGATATCCCCAATCAGCTTCTCGACTTCGGAAAGCTCTTCTTTTAAGATTTTATCCTTATCCATGTTAGCTGGTGATGCGGGTTACAAAAGCGGTGACATCGGCTGCGGCTTCTTCACTGGTGATGGTCAAGCTGGGGACATACCAAGCGTATTTACCCTTGGTGATCAACTCAGTCTTGAATGACCACAGCCTTGTGGACAGAGACGCAGTCGGGTTGAACGCAGCAAATGTGGCGAGACGTTTATAGGTATTCCTATAGCCGTTCTTGTTCACATTGATCTTACCCAAAGCGAACATCTCGTCGCCAATCGGGTAAGGGAACGCAGTATCACTGCCACCTTCTGGCTTCGGGATAAGCATCACGATGTCGGCAAACTCAATGGTTCCCCATTCAGAGTCCGCGTCTATCGCAGCCTTCTGTTCCTCAGTTGTTGCGATGCGTCCGATCTCCTCAGACTCGTATGGCACATTCTCGCGCCATGCCTTGACTGCGCTAATGATTGTTACATTAGCTGACTGCTCCGGTTCCAACACGGTGTTAGTCCTGTCGAGGACTACTGCTCCAAAAGCACCATCAATTTGTGAGGACTTTTGGACTACGTTGAGTCGCGGGATTTCAATGTCGCTGGCTGAGATAGCCAACTTAGGTGCTTCAGTTATTTCCTGTTTTTCTTTTTTTACTATTGCTTGCTTCGGCATTTTCTATTTCTGGTTTATTGCTTCTTGTTTCACGAGAGCGTGAATCGCTCGTCGGAAGTGTCGATTATGCCATTGTTTTCTACAGCGTCAAGAAAATCTTTGGATTTTCTCGTTTTTTCTCCTTTTGGTGCTTTAGACCCCACGGCATCCGCTATTTTCTTGAGCGGAAAACTGGCTAATTTCAGAACCTCGTCTTCTGAAATATCAAATTCTGATGCGACTTCCAGCAACTTCACGTTGTTGTTGCACTTACGGGGGGTTCCCATTGACCTAAGTTTTAAGGATGGGAACTCTACGCCCTCCTTGGCTTTGGCTATCGCCTTTGACTTGATCCTGCTCGCCCAGTTACCCACTACTTTCGCCACCACCCACAGGAGTTCCAGAGTCTCTGGGTCTTCGGGGTCAGCTATGTCTCCCTTCGGCAGCGCATTATCGGCTACACGGGAAGCCACTTCGATTGCCAACCCGCCAAGTGCTGGGCAGTGATCTTCATGGGCGCAGAATCGGCAGTTGATATTCGGGTTGAGTTCTTCGAGTGAGGGTGCCCCGCCTTCCCATTTAGGTCTTATTAACTCCCCCTTTTTAATTACCTTGGACAACTCGTCAATAAGTTCCGGTAAGTCATCCCGTGTGAACTCGTGCCACAGGACTTCGTTCCTGACGGGGATGTAGAACACAAAGGTGATCGTGTTTACTTCAGGATGGTTTTGGAATGCTCCTGTGGCGTAGGCTTTCGCCTGCCAATTTTTATCAGGAGTGTCTATTACTGACACTCCTGTCTTGTAATCGCCCATTACTGCGCGGTCTTTTTTCTCCCCGTAGATTGTGAAGCGATCACAGGTTCCCCATGTGCTTGTCCCGTCTAAGCTAACGTCAACTACGATCTCATTGAACTCCTCCCTTTCGAGGTCGCCTATTACGGTGTTAAGGAAGTCGTCCTCGTCTTCCACGATCTTGTCGTAAATCTCCACTTCCTCTTCGTCGTGTAGTGCGGACGGGTCACGCACTTCAAGAGCTTCGTGAATCCTTGTGCCCTTCTCCGCCGCTTCACTCGTCCCTTCCCGTCCTTGGTAGCCCGCGCAGCCTGCTACATATTTCAAGGATGATGGGGAGAACTCTGCGTGATCCCTGTCTGTGTGGTCTGGTGTATTATTCATGTTTTGCAAAACTCCCGTGGAGGTCTTCTCTAAGCTGTTTTAGTTCTATCATGCACTCCTGCTTCCCCGCTTCTGTAAATGGATGTTTGGGGGTGCAATATCTTTTCCTTTTAAAGTCCACTACGCCCACCCACCTCAAGTGTGTTGTATTGTTTTTGCGATGATACTTAAATATTCGTAAGCCTTTTACGCCAGTAGCACCTTTCTTGAACTCCCTGTTGTGTTGGTTCTGGGCATTAGTCGCTTCTCTTAGGTTTTCGATTTTATCATTTAAAGTATTCCCATCGATGTGGTCGATCAGAGCTTTAGGCTCCCCATTGAACAACGCCCATACGACCCTGCTCCGGTAAAAACTTTCTCCTTTGTATTTTAAACGCCAGCGGATTGTGCAGTTGCGCGAGGCATAATACAGACCCCCCGCGACATCACCAGCACGTTTCCGGTATCTATCTTCCTTCCAATATAGGATACCGTCCCTGTAATCGACCATGTCTAACAGTCCTTGGGGGATTAGTTTGGCACAAAAGGGGTTTTCTTTTTTATTGTGGTCTAGTGTCATATGCCCAGTAGCTCCCCCATGTTTTTCAGTTTCCTGTGTATTGAGTTCATTACATTTTCCTCTATTGAGTCTGACGCAACCAATACTTTCTGGAGCGCGTCCGACTTCGCGCCGTTCCGGTGAATACGCCCAAGCGTCTGGACGTAGTCCTTGGCTGAGAAGGAGGGGCAAATAAGGCTGACCCGTGGGCGGTTGCCGTTGATGTCGTGTAACGACAGACCCGTCCCACCTGCTGCTATGTTGGCAACTATGATGTGTGTCTTATCATCCTGAAAGTCATCGATGACTTGTTGCCGCTCCTTAATGCTTTGACCACCCTCAATACTCTTACACTTCAGTTTCTCGCAGAGGGCTGCGACTGTATCCCTGAAGTTTACAAAGACCACTACGGAGTTCCCCTGCTGGCACAAGTCCGCTGCCATATCTGCTATGTCGGGTGCCTTGAGTGCTTCGGTTAGCTGGCGGGCGCGGAGTATGTTTACCAACACATATTCGCTGTCTTCGACCTCCCCATGCTCGACGTAGTTTTCTATGATTGTTGGTGTTATTCCCAACTCTTCATACGTCTTGATAATTTTATTAGCGTCTGCAAATTTCACGGGGTCTATAAACACACGGTTGTCGCGGAACGAGTCGGGGAAGTCCTCTACGGTCAGCTTATGTCCGGTTACCCCATAGATGGAATCACGCACGGCGGGCAACGCCCCCCGCCGTTTGAGCCGCCACTGCTTCCACTGGTCTTGGTAGCACCCGTTTACCACCATCCACCCATACCAGTTACGCAAAGCCCCCTCACTTTTGTTCAACCCGTGCAGCCCCAGCATGAACCCTATAGCTCGCATTTCGGTAGGGTCTTCGCAGGCAGTCGCCCCCATGCCGTGAACCCGATACCCTTGCTGGATTAATGAGATTACCAGTTGTGCGTTTTGCGTCCACGGGCTTTTACATTTGTGGATTTCGTCCACCATCACCACAGTGTCTTTGGGTAGGTGCCATGTCATCAGCTTCTTACCACGCTTGGTCATGTGCGGAGTCCTGCCTGTCCTTATTTTTTCGTAATTTAGGACAAACTCTGGTGAGATACCTGTCTCTGACAGTTCGCGCTCCCAGCTTGGGATAACCGCCTTGGGGCAAATAACCGCCACGGGGCATTCCAGTTCTTTTGCGATGTGTGCAGCGACCACAGTTTTACCAGTGCCCACCGCGCTCGTGTCTATCGTGCTGGTGCCTTTTTGCAGCTTGGCGACGAAGAAGTTCTTGGCTTCAACTTGCTTTGGGAACAGGGTCTTCACCCCACCATAGTAGCCACTATGGAAAGCGTATCAAGAAAATAATTGAACTATTTTCCCCTTATGTAGCGGGCGATCAGGAACGCATCCACCATTCCATCGTGGGGCTTGGAGGCTCTTTTACTTTTCTGCCAGCATTCGTCGGGAGCGAGGAGATCAGCCTGATGTAAGGCAGCTTCTTTCGTCTTTCCCCTTGGGACGCTACCTAACATTTTCCGCTGCCATTTGTGGACACTGACGCAGTCCACATCCCATTGACGACTCTCTGCCAGCCCCAGTAGTTTCCCGAAGCTGATCCCCATTGAGCGCATCGCTTGCGAGGACTTCGCGTGGCGTAGTGGCTCCTCAATTGCCATGAGGAAATCCGACTCCAGCGACATGACCCATTCGTAAACTCCCCGTGCGCTGACTTCCCGTTTCCCCAACCTGTGTAGGGTTGGCATAATCGTCTTGGCAACCACCGCTCCCGTGCATCGGGAGATCGCGGTTAGCCCCCCGTCCAGCCCGTTATCAATACCGATAATCACAGGGTGTCTATTGCGGTGCGTTTAACTAAAAGCCCCGCTCCTTCATATGGGAGAAACACATCAATGTTTTTTCCAAGCATTTGGAGGTAGCAGATTTCCCGCGCTGTGCTTGGCATCACTAAATAGAACTCGCCTTCGCAGGTGGCTTTCTTGAACGTGAAATCATTTGGGGGGAGGTTCACCCGAAAGATTGCCTGCGGGTTAAACACCAGTATACGGTCAGGAAACATCGTCAAGGAATACGGGAGTGGCTTCTTCAAAGTCGGATTGGAGGTATTCGTATTCATACATCTCTTCTGCTGCCTTGGCAGACAGTCGATAGTTCTTTATAAGAGTATCCAAAGTTATACGCTTGCTGTAGCAGGCGACAGGATGTTTGCCATACTGCTCAACAGTTCCGATAAATGCGTCTTCGAGTCCCGCGAATAACAGAAGGACGCTGTCGGCATCTTCGTTAGTCTCCGGTTTGCCCATCTTCGATTGGTTCAGCGTCAATAATTTTAGGGTTTATATTCACTGCCCCCTTGCCCCTATCCGCTTTCGCGTCATTCAGGATGCTGATATCTATCTGCACCTTGCCTGTGCCGCCCCCTGTCCTCGCATTGAGTCCAAGATTTCGGCGGATCATCTGGTCGAGTTCAGATAGTTCCCTGACGGACTTGGGGCCACGCAGGTTCTGCATGGAGTCCCGAAGCAACTTAATCCCCGCTGCTGAGATATATGATTGATACTTGTCAGCAGGGCTTGTCTGCGCTTCAGCGAGTTCCATCATGGACTTGTCTTCCGCCAGCCGTGCATCGTGCTTGGCGAGGTGGACAGCATCATCGGTCATCGCTTCCAGATTCTCGTCCAGCTTATCTTGAAGGGGGTCAGTGCTTACTTCCGGTGCCCTCTCGCGTTCTGGGTTTATCCCATGAGCATCGTGCTTGGGGGCAAGTCCTTCCTTGCGGAACCACCTACGGAGTGTTGACGTATGAATATCCAGTTCCTTTGCGATGGTAACCAGCTTATAGTTCTGGTCATACATCTCCAAGGCTCTATCAAGAAGAATAGATTTTTTAGTTTTAGCTGCCAAAGTATTTAACAATAATGGATTTTTATAGTAATTTCAAGTTGCATGAGTAAGAAGCTGCACATCTTTGAACCGCGTATAGACACCACCTCCAAGAAGATGGACGTAGGCGGGATGCTTATTCCGCCCACTAATACGTTAACTGCGTTGCTCTACGGGTTTGCGAACCACGATGCGAACCGTGCGCGTGAGTATTACTTCTGGAGACTGTGCGACGAGCTTTGGAACCACGACGATTTACCGGAGCCTTTAATGGTGCGCCACCCTTGGGCGGAAGAGATGATAAGAGCGGTCATCCGCAACAAGTATGTATCGATTGGGGGAGCCGCCAACAGCGGTAAATCCCACACGATGGCTGCATGGGGTATCCTGAACTGGTTGTCCGCGCCACGGGACACCCTTATCCTGCTTACTTCAACCACGCTCCGTGAGGCGCGTAAGCGGATTTGGGGTTCAGTAATCGGTTTGCTGATGGTGATAGAGGGCGCACCGATCAGGATTCGTGACAGTATTGGCAACGCTTCCTACGTCACTGAATCGGGAACCTTGATCGAACGTGCGGGGCTGTCTTTGATCGCTGCGGAAAAGAGCAAGACACGGGAGGCAGTCGGCAAATTCATCGGAATAAAACAGAAAAAAGTCATATTAATCGGGGACGAATTGTCGGAACTCAGCGAGGCAATTTTGCAGGCGGGTCTGTCCAACCTCTCAAAGAACCCCGTGTTCCAGATGATTGGGATGAGCAACCCGTCCAGCCGATTTGATGCCTTCGGTGTGTGGAGTGAGCCACAGCATGGATGGGATTCGGTGGACACCAATGTCGATGATAAGTGGAAGACCAAATACAATGGGGAATACCTTCGGTTTGACGGCGAGCGCAGCCCCAATGTGATAGCGGGAGAGACAATCTACCCTTGGCTCCCTACGCTTGAGAAGCTCAACGAGGACAAGGCGTTGCTGGGGCAGGAGTCCAGAGGATATATGCGGATGGTTCGCGCTGTCTTTTTTGACAGCGACGAGACTGAGGGAATTTATTCAGAGGCAGAGCTTACCCGTTCAGGAGCCATGAGGGGGGTTGAGTGGAACGGAAAGCCCACACCGATAGCTGGACTAGACCCCGCGTTTACGAATGGAGGTGACCGCACGATCCTGTATACGGGTTCTGTTGGCTATGATAAGTCAGGGCAGTATGTCTGCGAGCTAGGGGAAGCGATCCACCTTAACGATGATGCCACCAACAAAGCGGTGCCCCGCACTTACCAGATTGTAAGGCAGGTGAAGGACGAGTGTAAGAAGCGCAACATACTCCCCCAAGATGTTGCGGTTGATGCGACAGGTGCTGGTGCGCCCTTTTGTGATGTCCTTGCTGGGGAGTGGAGTGACCAAATCTTGAGGGTTTCTTTCGGTGGCAAGGCATCAGACAGGAGGGTTTCAGCGAACTCCAAACTAATTGGGACGGAACTCTACGTCAATCGGGTCAGCGAGTTATGGTTTGTGGGCAAGGAGTTTGTGCGGACTAAGCAATTGTTTGGGGTTAATAATGATTTAGCACAGGAAATTACAGGGCGTAATTATGATATGATCAAGGGAGGCACGTTGCGGATGAAGATAGAATCCAAACCGGAATACAAATCCCGCTTCGGGCGATCCCCCGACTTGGCTGACGCAGCGTTTCTGTGCGTCGATCTTGCGCGTCAACGGCACGGGCTGGTCGCGGTTGACCCACCAGAGGATTCTTCAGGTGGTCAGATGCCCCGCCCACGGAGGTCTATCAAACAGCTTACAAATGCCCTGTCTGGGGTGGAATTAGCTTGAGCGTGACCGCGCAGTTCCCCTGTTGCCTTCCGCGTAAAAAGGTTTAAATTTAGAGCTATGGCAACTGATACTGATCCCCCAAGCAAAGCGTTGGAATCATGGATGTCCCAGCAGGGGATGAACCAAGCACAGTTGGATAAACTGTCTGTTTATTGGGCAGAAATTTTAACTCAAGCAATTTATCAGAATAAGGGGCTTGTGTTTGGGGGCACAAAGGAGGGCGCGATAGACAGTGTTGCCGAAGCTATTCACGGGTTGTCTTCAGATAGTGACGTATTAAGTGCCATTGTTGACAGAGTTTCTCAGGCTTTCATTGGGGAGGGAGGTTTTGATAAACCAGACGATAATGATGGAGATGATAATCTTCGGGAAGCCCTTATCGGGGATTATAGTGGCAAAGACGAAACCAACGTCCTCCATAAATTTGGTTTCGCAGAGGATGATGTGGCTGGAACGAGCGATGATGAGGATAAACTTGAAGCTCAAGGTGAGGGGCTTGCTAAATCTCGTTTTGATTTATTTAATGATAATGTGGGGAGTGATAAACCCGAAGAAGCCGCGAAAATACTAGAAAAATTAGGCTCCCCCCTTTCCAAAACCCCCAAGCCTACAGACCCCGCTAAAGCAGCCCCCGTAACTGGAGAGCCTGCTGTAAGTCCTGAATCGACTAAACCACTAACCCCCACAGACATCAGGAAGGCGGCGGAGGAAAAATTAAAAACGAAGAAAGCTGAAATAGCCTTGGGGAAGCTAGAGAAGAAACCCGAACCCACACCCGCAGAGGCTTTCTTTGGTGGTATGACCCCAGAGGAAAAGGATAAGTTTGGTTCTGGTTACGAGGGCGGGGCTGAACGAAGATTCGCAGATGATGCGATGTTAAAGGCTGAACAGACAGGCACTACATCCCTTTTTGGGCGAAAAGATTTAAAACGACGCTCTCCACAGGCCGTAGAAGCCCGTCAGCGGCAGGGGGAATACATACTTTCTGAACCCACCCGCGAGTTCCACCGCAAGGGGATACAGGCAGGCACAGCAGCGGAAGCATCAGCACGGGCGAGGGGTGCCCCCGCAATGAGAAAGGCGCAGGCTAATTTGGCAAGGCTACGCAGTGGGGGGGACCCCACCGCAGATACTCCAATCTCTCCTGTAGGAACCCCCGAAGAAATTGGAGCCGCTGAGACAAAGATCAGGCAGATTACGGCGGATAAGGATTTTGATAAGCAGAACCTGCTACGCTCATCAATGGGGTTATACCAAATGCGTAAGATGGTGGGGAAAGATGGGAAGCCCCTGAAAGACCCAGATGGGGGGTTGGATATCATTGAAGACGAGGGCGCACGAAGGCAACGGTTGTTCCGTGATAAATATACTGAGACAATTAAATCACCTACCCAATTTTCTGAATCGGGCGAGGATGTCACCAAACCTGACATCATGACATTCTTACACCCTAGTGGGTCGGGCGAAATGATTGGGTATGGGGGATCACTAGAGCGGGCGCGAGAAGCCGCGAAGACTAACCCCAAATTGGCTGCTTTGCTTAAAAAGCGCGACGAGAAAAAACAATCAGCCCGCGCTGATGCGCTGGCGCGAATTTACGGTGACTCGTCAGGAATGCTATCCCCCACACGGGAGCTACCCTCAGAATTGGCAAACAAAGACCCTATTGTTAGAGCGGCAAGGGAGCTGGGGGCTAACCCTACGGCGGCAGCAATACAGAGGGCCAAGGAGATTACGAAAAAGGCTCTAAACCCCACACCTACGGCTGCACCTACGGCTACACCTACGGCTACACCCGCTGCTACACCCGCTGCTACACCCGCTGCTGAAACCACCACACCTACTTCTCCGCAACTCGTACAGAGTTATAAAGGAAAAGGAATGGGGGGACGAACTGTCCTACCAAAAACAAAGGCGGAAATTCTCAAAAAGGAAAGGCGCAAAAAACCGGCAAGCTGGAAGCCAGAAGACCCACGGGACGCTAAGCAGCTATCGGAAGCGGATTATCAAGATTGGGAGACCGTAGCAAACTCGCCACTTCCTTACGCAGACTATACTGACCGTCAACGCCATACGGGGGGTCGAGTCGTTGCGGGCGCGGCGTCTGGACTGGATAGCTATTATGGTGAGCCTAGTGATGATCCCAGTAGGGGCTTTTTTGTGGACTCAGATAACGCTGAAATGGCGCGTCAGCGTCAGAAAATTCTTGAAGAGAAGAAGAAGCAGAAAAATAAACAAGGACAACCGTCACGCTCTACAAAATGAGTTACAAGACCACGTTCCTTCAACCCTGCGGGTAACCCTTTGGCAGTCTAGTTAAAAATGATTGGAGTAAGAGAATCAAGTGATCGTCGGTCATCGAAGCTACGCCGTGCGGCGAGGAGGCTTCGCAAGAAGGGATACACAGCGCAGGCAGGGCAGATGGCTTTGGCTGCTGAACAAGTGCGTTTGGACGAACCCACCGTCATGCGCCCTGAACACCGCGCCCTTGAGCGGCAGGCACAGGCGGCACTTACCGAATCACAACGGCGGTCAACACAACCCGACTTTGACTACGCCCGCGACATTGCCCCGTTAAGGGGAGAATTTTTTAGCACCCTCGCAGAATCAGGGATGACTCCTTCGGAGCAGGCGGGG